ATTTAAAGGCGTCCGCGTCGACGTGGAAAATGCGCATAAGCTGAAACAAAAATTACTTGCAGAAGAAAAACAATTACTGCAAGACATAAAAAAAGAAACACAAATAGATGCTCAAATATGGGCAGCAAGATCGATTGCCACAGTTTTCGACAAATTAAAATTACCTTACGAACGAACAGAGAAAACACAAGCACCTTCCTTTACCAAAAATTTTCTTTCGAGTCATAAACATCCTCTCGTTCATAAAATAGCAAAAGCCAGAGAAATAAACAAGGCACATACAACCTTTATAGATACTATTATTAAACATGAACATAAGGGTAGAATCCATGCAGATATTAATCAAATAAGATCAGATCAAGGTGGTACTGTCACTGGAAGATTTTCATATTCAAATCCTAATTTACAACAGATTCCCGCACGTAATAAAGATCTCGGACCAATGATTAGATCCCTTTTCATTCCCGAAGAGAAGTGCGTGTGGGGATGCTTTGATTATAATCAGCAAGAACCGAGGCTGGTTGTACATTATGCATCTCTTCAGCAGTTGCCTTCGGCCTTCACCGTGGTGGACGCTTATAAAGAAGGCAACGCTGACTTTCATGACATTGTTGCACAAATGGCTCAGATTCCTAGAACACAAGCCAAGACAATTAATTTAGGATTATTTTACGGAATGGGTAAAGCTAAACTTCAAGCAGAGTTAGGAGTCAGTAAAGAAAAAGCTGATGACTTATTTGCTACCTATCATTCCAGAGTTCCTTTCGTGAAACAATTAATGAATGCTGTTTCACAGAGAGCACAACAACGAGGACAAATCCGTACGTTGCTGGGTCGTCTTTGTCGTTTCCATTTATGGGAACCAAATTATTTTGGAATACATAAAGCTTTACCTCATGAACAAGCTATACTCGAACATGGACCTGGTATTAAAAGAGCCTTTACATACAAAGCATTAAATAAATTAATACAAGGATCTGCGGCAGATATGACTAAAAAATGTATGTTAGAACTCTATAAAGAAGGAATTATTCCCCATATTCAAATCCATGATGAACTGGACATTTCTGTAGAAAGTGATAAACAAGCAAAACACATTGTTGAAGTAATGGAATCAGCAGTTGAACTTGATATACCTAATAAGGTAGACTACGAGTCAGGAAAAAACTGGGGCGAAATACATTAGGAGGAAACATGGAAACACTTAAACACATATGGCAAGATCATAGAAAAATTGTGATCGGAGTTGGTATAGTTTTTGTTATATTAATTATAGCAGCATTTTAATAATCAAACATTTTAGGACTTTATGTTGAATGGCTTACTTAAACGTAAATATACCTGCAACCTATGCGCAGGTAAGAAGAGAATATTTATATGACCTTTCCGGACATGTGGGAGAAGTTGAAGACTGTCTCATCTTTGGGATGGCATCTATTACAGGGAAAGCTTTACTCTTTCATGCAATTATGGAAAATGGTGCTGTCTTCTATCGTTTACCAATATCTGCCTTCATACAAAGAGGCTTTGATGTCAAAAAAGTTCCTAGGATGCGACTTGACGAGCTGGAGCTTTGGAATTGTTTTAGTTACTATCCTGGTATTTGTACTTATGATATCCTTCTAGGACAATCAGGAAAATATATTGGAAAAGATAAGAAATGGTATCATGGCACCTATCTTTTCACAGTTGACTGGGCCCACCCAGAGAGTAATATAGTAGACACCGATCATTCGGAAATACCGCAAGAACATAAGTGCGCACACATATTGGCATTAGAAAATGGCAACTATGCAGCTCAACCAAATAATAGATTAATATGGAGCATTCCATCTTTCACTGTGAAAGATGAGGTTCCAACCGATTGGAAGGTACAAACTAGTGATTGGACTGTTGAAAATACTACCCAGTGGAGAACGGAAGATTCAGACAGATTCTTTTACGGAATTGAGGAAAAAAATGAATAAATGTAAAAATTGTAATTGTGATTGTCACTGTAATACAGGGGCTCATTCAGCTTCTAAAGGTGTATGTCACTGTGAGAACTGTCGTTGCAAAGAACCAGAAGGTGTGGTAATAGATGACACCAATGAATGTGAGGCATGTCAATAATGAATAAATTTTATTTAGTACTAGCTCTTTTATTTGCTTTAAGCGCCTGTTCGATTGGGCCTAAATGTACCTATACTCAAGAAGGAACAAAAATTTCCTCTTGGTTTTGGGTTTTCTCTGGTGAAAAACCAGCTGATATAGATAAAAATAATTGCAATTAGATTTTAAAGGTCCCATCTATATTTTTATAATGTGCTATCTTCTAGCAAGTTGTGTTGCTACAACTATCGATCATGCCCAAAAAAAGAAACTACATCGCTCAACTTCTACGCTTCAGATTATTCCGTCAACGAATCAAAGCTAATAAGAAAAAATATAATCGTAAAAAACTGAAACCTTTGAAACATATGCAAAATATGGTAGAGTAAAATATGGTCAAACCAAGATATATAACTAACGAAGTCATTATACCTAAACCCGGTCCAAAAAGAATGAAAGATGAATCTTTTTTTATTGGACACGTACCTTACGAGGAGGAGACAACAGACGTTCAAGTAGAAGTAGATGATGGAATTAAACAACCCCATCTAGATAATAGTCAAATCGAACCTTCTGAATGGTCTAATCTATTTCAAGATGAATGATGAATGGGGAAAAGATGCCTTTGGAGGCCGAGTCCGTATATCCGCCGAAGTAGTAAATGGAAACTGCCCAACTTGTTTTCAAGATGTGGTTTTAGTTTCATTATGCCCAGGTCATTATCGATGTGTTAGTTGTGGTGCCGACCTAGAACAGAAAGTCAACGGAGTAATTTCGTACATCCCCATGGGGGATCCTAATACAAAAATGGTATTGAGGACCGATGGCCCGAAAGAAGCTTAGCAAACAATTTGGTTATAAGCATATAAAAAGACGCCCACGGAAAAGACCGGGACGTCATGCTAAATCCTATTCAAAAAGAATTCCACGCAGATCCAAAAATAGAGGCCAGGGAAGATAACTATCCCTTTAAGTTAGTCCCTCTGTCCGAAAGAATTCCAGACAGAGAGAAATAGAGAGGTGATCTCAAATCGGTACCACATTGTTGCCATTATTGTCAAAGCATTTGTATGGGTTTGCAAGTATATTTTGTTCCTATGTGATATTTGTTAACGGTGGCATACCCCATTTTTTGTAAAAGATTAAGAGATTCTTTATGAGCGGCTCTAGAACATTCATACCACGAGTCAAATACCTTCTCAGACTCATAAGGAGGTAAACATCCATTGCCCTCGATAAAGGAACAAACCCACAAAATTAGCACATATTTCATCTTGACAGCCTATTGACTTTTCTATATATTATCCCACATTATATACAAAGGAGATTTATGACAGATATAACTAAATATAAAAACGTAACACTTACTAAAGAAACATATAGTCACATTCAAACACTGAGTAAAGAAGTTTTTGATGTACCGATTAGTTTATCAAAAACTATTCAGTATTTGGCCGAGAAGGAAATAGAAAGAAAAAAGAAACAGAAAACAAATGGGAAAATCAATAAATAGTTGGAACAGCTACGTCGGGCATGCCGAACATTATCTTAAAAACGAATGTCCAGAAAAAAAATTGTTTATAGCAGTCTTAAGTCAAGCTGCTCATGATTGTTTTTCTACTCACGTAGAAAAAAGCGATAAGGAACAAGCAAGACATTTTTTTATGACCGATCATTTTCATTTTGATTTGATCTGTGAACTGGCTGATCGCAATCCACTTTATGTTAAAGATAAGATGCGAAAGAAAATTATCCTGAATATAGATTTACCCAATATGAATGGTTTAAAAGGATACCGAAGAGATCAAAAGAAATATAAAAGAAAACAATGTTTAACTGGCAACGCCTATTATGCCGCTAAACGAAGAGAGGGGAAACACGTATGAAAGCAGCCTATAAAGAAATATGCCCTGATTGTAAGGGAAATGGACATATAAAACATAATGGATTGTACGAAGAAACTATAGTACAGTGCACAACTTGTAAAAGTGAAGGAGAACTAAAGTATGGTCAAGCAGAAGTTGATAACTTTATTTATAATACTTACTTTCGTAAGCGGGTGTAGTGAATTTGCTCTACTGGCATCAGGTAGTTCTATTGCTATATCACACAATACATACGTCAAAGCCTATAATGGTGTTGATGTGCTAACGATCATGTCAACCGAGAAGGATATAAAGAAACACATATATGATAAAACAGTCTTACATTTACAGGAACTTAAAAGATAATATTTTAAGATTCATAGAAGCTAAATCAGGTCAACTTCATAACTGGGCTTGGGATAAGCGTTGGAAAGAAAGAGATTCAGAAGAGTGGAAGAGAGGATATAAAGAATGGAAAAAGAGACATTGCCCTCACAATTAAAATACAAACCTTTGCCGGATGAAGTAGAAATTTCTTGTAGTCCGATCGAAGGAATGGGAATATTTGCTAAACAAGGGATTGGTCAAGGGACCAATCTCGGTATGACTCATCTTAAGATTGGAGAACAAATTATTCGTACTCCTCTAGGAGGATTTTTAAATCATGAGGACAATGCCAATTGTACGAAGGTTGAATTAAGAATGTTTGATGAAGACAATCCAACTCAACCCTTAAATTATAAAAAATGGAATTTAGTCACATTAAGAAATATTAAGAAAGGAGAAGAACTTACATTAAAGTATTCGTTCTATAAAATATAATGGCTATTTACGCAGACTGTAAAAGTAAAAGACAAGCAAGAAAAAGATGGAGACAAAGCGAGAAAGGAAAAGCGTGGGATAAAACGTATGCTCAAAGAGATTATGTGAAAGCCAAAAAACATGAGTACTACATTCAAAATAAAATAAGATGGTATGTAGAGAAACCGCAGTGGGGAGGCAAGAGAGAAGAAAAAACTTCTTATCCGGCTCATGAAGAATGGGCGAAAGAAAATGGATACCGAGACAATGATCATTTGCATGGAACAAATTCAAAAAAATTTATAGATGATGCACTTAATACAAAAAATACTGTGGGCTCTAAAAATGGCTCCTAAAGATAAAGATTTACAAGAAATATATAATCGTATCTTTCAAGATGCCATGAAGTACACCGATCGTTTTAATATTCAAATGGTCGCAGCAACTTATATTGCGATTGCCATGCGTTTATATAAAACGACGTTGGCTGAAGACGAGTACGAAGCCATGATTCAAACGATTATGGAAAGCGAAGTTGAACCCTATACACCACCCAAGGAGACTAAACATTAATGAGATATACTTATACCATTACCAACGAAGCAGGAGAACCTGACTCTGAACTGAAAGCGATGAGTTATAAAAAAATGTTAAAAAGTTTATTTATAAAGTATCCTAAATTTACGGGTTGGATTACTTATCTTAACAAGAAAGACAGAACCATCGTGAAAAGTTTTCGGAATGGCCGAGACAACACGTATGGAGATAACCAATACGACTATATTAAGTGAAATATGTAATTATTCTTCTGCTCAGTGTGAGCGGAGTCGAGAAGATAGAATTAAAGACTCACGGGCTTAATTGTGGAGAACTAGCCAACGCGTGGCGTGAAGTCAATACCACGTATTATGGAAGCCGAAATGAAGATGCTAAACAACAAGGAAACTATACGAAAGACGGAAAATTATTGGTGGGGTATATCTGTGGGTAATTGGCAGAAAAAATTCCCCAGAAAAGCTGAACGAGCTGACTTTAAATATCAAAATTCAGAGCGAGGCTTTATTGTGACCTACTTAAGTAATCTTTATAAACCCTCTCGGATTAAACATCGAAAGAAAGTCTGGATGCCTTCGATTACGAAGGAAGAAATGTGGGCCGAGCTTTATTTACATATTCAACATATGAAAGAACTTTATCCTCGATCAACCGGACGTTTGTGTCGCTATTGTCATGAGCCCTGGACGTATTTAGTTAGAAAAAAACAAAGGGGTCCCAAGAAGCCTAATATTAGAGGAACCCAACATTCAACGAATTTTGCGATTGATCGCTTTAATTCTAAACAGACCTATATCAAGGGTAATATAATTTTTTGTTGCTCGGAATGTAATGACCGTAAACATGATTCCAGACTCAGTGATTGGAAGAACTTTTTAAGGGTGGCCCATGATTTGGAATAAACAATTTGAGTATCCGAACTCGCAGCGAAGTATTAAAGGGGAATATGATATTACCCATATGCTTCTTCCCAGTGTGACCACGGTGTTGAAAGCGACCGAGCCTGAAGAGAAACGTAAATCTTTAGACCGGTGGATCGCTCGGACCGGCGAGGACGAAGCGACCAGGATCAAGGATCTAGCAGCTTCCAGAGGAACGGCCATGCATTTTTATTTACAGAAACATTTTGATCCGGATTGTAAGGGCTATATGGATTTAACCAAGATTGGCAAGATTGCGGAGCCCATGGCTAAAAAAATTATAGAAAATGGATTAGGTGATTTAACAGAGATATGGGGATCCGAAGTGGTGGTCCATTACCCAGGACTCTACGCAGGAGCTACCGATCTCGTGGGGATTTATGATTACTCGGAATCGATTGTGGATTTTAAACAAAGTAATAAGCCTAAACGCCGAGAATGGATTGATGATTATTTTATGCAGTTAGGAGCTTATGCCATGGCCCATAATGCGGTCTATGATACTAAAATTGATCAGGGTGTAATTTTGATGTGTACCCCCGATTGCTACTTCCAGAAATTTGTCATTCGTGGAAGAGAATTCGTTAAACATCAACACAACTTTTTAAGGAGGTTAGATGAGTACTACAAAAATCGCTGAAAGATTTATAATGTGGCGAATTAGTGGCGTGCAGATGGCAGAAAAAAGGCTGATGGCTTTACTGGCTAGTGACGTGAGTCCAGGCTCAAGCGACCAGGAACTAGATGCCCTGTTTCAGATGATTTCGAAGTCTTTGAGGGATATTTCCCATATGCAGAACGAAATTATCACGTTGCAGACCCTACTTGACGATAGCAAAAAGTAAGCATTGGCGCCATTATCACGTAGATCACGTATATAGAGCCTTTTAAAATTCATGCATTTCATGAAATTGACTTTTTGATTTACGTGATCTTCGTGATGTTCCTAGAATCATTACAGGCTACCAAAATATGCACAATTCTTATATCACGTGGGTGTGATATGTTAATATCCCATATACTACACTTGAATAGGGGCCACGCGTGCGCGAAGGATTTAAAAGTACTAGAAAAAGTCTGGAAGGTTCTATAGGGGTGTTATATGGTAGGACGTAATAAAAAATTTACAGGTCATTCAGAATGGATGAACGAGTTTAATAAGGTTCATAACCCGGAGTATTATTATGGCACGAAAAAAACCGAGAAGAAGAAAAATCATAAACGCAACACAGTCAAACGATATCCCGTATTCAAAGTATCGGATCGAGTGGATTGATATTATATCTGACTCAGGTTGGGCAGATGAAAAACAGTTTAATAAAATGAAGATAGCTTCACCTGTAAATGAAGGCTGGGTATTCTCTAAAGACAAACACTTTGTAAAGGTCTTTGCTTCTTATGACAAAGAAGAGGATGGTACTTTTACTTATGGGGATAGAACAATGATTCCTAGGGCATGTATTAGAAAGATGACTAAACTATCATGATTGACTACTTAAGTGAAGAGAAGTACAACATCTACAAGGAGGATTTAATGCCTAAGAAAAAGAAAAAAAATAAGAAGAAGAAAAAGAAAAATAAGAAGAAGAAAAAGAAATAATTATGTGGAATCCGAATCGGATTGTGGTTTATTTTCTAATGGCAACTCTGATGATTGTTGGGATTCACTTATATCTTCTGCATCTATAACATCATCAGGTGTTATATTAATAATCTTACGATTACTCTTTAAGAGTTCAGCTATTTCTTTGTTCATTTCATCTTCACTCTTATCGGTATCTAAAGTTCCATGTAGAATGTGTTTTTGATCTACATATAACCCTGCTGCTTTCCCTCTCATATTTTCTGCGTTGGCTGCTGCTGAGAATGATCTATGTTTTAAAGCCTGATCTCTGATCTTGGCGAGCTCTGTCACATGTCTGCCATAATTCACTTTGAAACGATTACGTGCTTCCTCTCGAAGTTCCCCTATGTATTTAACTACTAATGGAGAATACTCTGGATTTTGTAAACGTGAGGCCATTGGACGTGCATTGTTAGGTTCATAACCGGCTTCAATAGCGCATTCGTAATCAAACTTACGCCCTTCATACAGAACGACTAATTCTGCAAATTTACGTTGCATACCTGTTAATCTAGCTGGAACTCCCATACTTGACTTTCTACAGTTGTTGGCTTAAAAAGTCAATATGGATAAAGACATAGAAGTATGGAAACAAAGGAACGAAATACTACATAAGAAAGTGGAGAGACAGACAGAAGAAATGAGAGCTCTTCATAAAACTAATCAAGAACTAACTAATGAGATGATTTTAGTTAAAGGAATCACAGTGACTAATTCTCCTGAGTTGAGAGATGCTAATAAAACAATCAAAGCATTGGAGGATCGATTAGCTGAGCTTTTAAGTGTTGAAGATAAACACCAAGAGCTTAATGGTAAATTACAAATGAGAGTGACTGAGTTAGAAGATGATAATAAAAAAATGGCAAAACAGATTTCTGATTCAGTTGATAGGATGCGTAAAGCTGGAGTGTTGTAGTGCTTAAAGGTAGAGATTTAATAATGCTCTTTGATCGGTTTGTTGGACCGAAAAAAGGTAGTAGTGTCGCACAGGATGCTAGAGTGCAAGTTCGTACACCAGATGGTAGACATTATGATGTAATGGGTGTAGACCTTGTTGAAAATAAAATTTTTGGTGCCAGAGAAACTCATCGAATTGTAATTAGAACACATGAAGAAGTCGCTCCAATGGGTAAACCAAAGCTCATTGTATAATGTAGCTGTTGGCTTAAATTAGACCATGGGTCCAGAAAGAAAATTATGGTATGAGCTTAAAAGAAATACACCTCAAATTACATGGACAAGGATTGAAAATACTAGCTTACTTGGTACTCCTGATCTATTGGGGTATAATAGTTCTGGCAAGTTTTTTACTGTTGAGTTAAAGACAACTCGCGCCAATAAAATTAAGTTTTCTCCCCATCAAATTGCGTTTCATATTCGTCATCCAAAGAATACTTTTATCTTAGTAAAGTCGCTCGGTCAGAGCGACCTAAAACTTTTTCACGGAGCACAAATTAGGCAGCTTGCTGCTTGTGGCTTTAAGCTAGATCCTTGTAGCTTGGGGCTTGAGTCTATTATTAAGACGCTTGAGGCTTGAAGCTTGTAGCTTGAGGCTTGCAACTTTGTTGTTTCGGCTTGAGGCTTGCAGCTTGCGTGGTTCAGGCCCATGCGCGCGTGGAGGTTTTTTAGTGTTTCGGATATATGACATTAGGTGTGTTCCTGTCCCAGCATGCTCTGCAGTCCCGGCATTGGTTGCCCTGATCCGCGGCAGGACATGTCTTGCCACCTGTGGATACAGTCGACGTCCAGGGCCAGAATTTCACTGGTCCCTGATCGATCATATGAGAGGACATACGAATAATTAAATTTTTTGGTATGACGTCTGGATCCAGGAGCTTCAGCAGCTGTGCCTCACGTGTGGGCATCCAGTGCCAGGTCTCCGGCGTGGCTTTGCATACTTCGAATATGTTCTTGAGATGAGTCACTGACTGCAGGTCCCCTGAGTCATGCCATCTAAAATATTTTTCCCCTTTAATAAGCACAGTCATGGCCAGAACCCATTGCGGGTGCTTGAGGCTTTCTAACCTTCTAGCTAGCGCCAGTCTAACGTTGGTGAATCTATACCGGCCCTTCAGGGCGTAGCAACCTGCGCATACGCTGCCAGGAATTTTAACAAGCTTGGCGCCTGTTTTGCATTCGGTAGCCGGCAGGTTATAGGCTGGTCCAGGCATTTTGGATGGTGCGGACAGGCCACCGGTGATTTGTCTTGCTTCTTTCTTTAACATAATTTTATTCTACTTCTTAAATGTGGCCAAAGCTTGACGCTTGCGGCTTGTGGCTTTCACCTGGCCCGCTGCGATGATCCGCTCGACGCTTGTGGCTTGCAGCTGTATATCAGGGCCGAACCGGCGCCAGGACTTGGACATGCTGTTCAACTCTAGAAGCAGCGTGGACCACTGACCGGTGCTGATGTTTGATACCTGTAATTTAATTTCTTTCATACTAGTTGGATTTCTTTTTGTTGACCCTTCCGCCCTGTACCATCATCTGGTCTGGCTTAAAGTGTTTACTTAACAACTCACCAATTTGAGAGACCATTTCTTTTTCGGTCATCTTGCCAGCGTCTTCTTCTGGCTTATAGTGTGGGTGTTCTTCAACCCTGATCATTTTAGTAAGGTATGAGATAGACGCGTGTCTATCCTGGTCGTAATGATTTTTCGGAGCCTTCAGTGATTGTTGCTCTGATACATACCAATGACCTTTTTTGAATAAATAAACATATTCAATAAAGATATCACCTGACATATCATTCAGGAAACACCACTCATTATTATATTGTCTTGCTTTCTCTTCGTCTCTTCCCCAATCGCGCTCGTAAAATGAACACTCTTTCAGGGTAGATCCCAGAGAGCTAGCATTGCCGAATTGAAATAATTCTTTCGCTTTTTTAAAAGAATTATAATTTTCTAACAGGCAGTGACCAACACCGTTTGGGTATCCATCGCTATGAACATAAATCGCGTGGATTTTTCCTTTCTCATCTTCTATTGCTATATTACTTCTTGTTGACATATTATCCTCTCTTTCTATTTCTATCTTATATTATCCCATGTCACCTGTCAAGCTTGCAGCTTGTGGCTTGAGGCTTGAGGCTTTTACTTTAGAATCATTCTAAAGAGGGAGTAAAACCGGTTAATTAAGTCCTCAGGACCCCGTTAACAATTGCCTGCGCAATTGAGATTATCAAACTCCCTAATGGCCAAGCTAAAAGCAAAAGTAACGTATGTCTTTTTATTGCATTTAGCTATAGCAACTTCTTCAGCTTGACCCCAGATCCTAACAGATGAAATCTCATTTAAGAGGCCGCGTCACTATTAGGATCTGGGCTCAAGGGCGCCTCTAAATTGAATACAGTGGATGTTTCATCATCAAGGCGCCGATTGACCTTTGCCTACCATCATCCAGCCGAAGCCAGAATATCCTCAGCAAATTCTATTTAATATTATTCCTCTTTCTCCATTGCTCTTCTTCCCATAATCTATTTTGGAAGTCTATTGCCTCGTCTGTTCCTTTAATGCCAAAATAGGCAAGTAGAACAAATGCAATAAAACCTCCTAAAATAATAACTCTTAATTCAATGGGAGAAGCCCAAAAGATCTCAAATATCTCTACCATAACCACACTATAATAAGTATAGAAACAGCAATCAATCCAAGATTTGCATACCATAACCATTTTGGCCATGGGCTAAATTCACCATCTAAAACATTAACAATATATTTCCACATATTTCCTCTTTCTATCCACAATCTATGCAAGCCCCAATTACCATTGAAGACCATTCATCAGGTTTTGGGCTACATCCACAAACTGCACACTCTGTATATAACATATTATCTTATATAATACACTTGACTAATCATGTCAAGTCCTTTATAACTTTATTTTTAACAATTAAAAGAAAGAGGATAATATGAGTAGAATAAGGTTAAACCAAGAGTATCGTAATAAGATAGCAAATCGTATGCGAGTACACTTGGAACAAGAGAATACGCAAGAGAAAGAGAAATATCTTCAAGCACGTGAAGAAATGAAACCTTTACAAGATATAACTTGGAAACTTGCGAAAGAAATAGTGAGCCGACACTATACACCTGAGGATATTAAAATGGCATATCATCTACAAAACAAATTTGAGAACGTAGATACTATTGCGAAAGATAGTTGCTTTCATTTTGGATATCAAGGTCAGGTAGAGGATAGAGATGAAAATGACAAACCAATAATGAAAGATAAATTTATTGAAAGTCATTTTGATTTTCGTCTAAATGGAAATATTAATGGCGAGGAAAATTCCAAGTCGGAAGATTTTGGATATGCCTATTTTAGAGATGAACTTAAAAATAGAGAGGGTTGCAATCCAGATATTAATATTGAGATGAAAGACAAGGAAAGAAATCCACACCAACAAAAGTTTCGTGATGCTAATGACAAGTATCTTGGAACTAATGGTGGAAGTGATAATCAAACCTCTTATGCAAGAGAGTGGAACAATGATTATGTTTTGGATTTGATTGGTCGTGAATATTGTAGAGATAGATCAATCGCTTGTAA